TGGCACCTTTGTCGGTCAACAAAAGATCGTTTATGGCAAAATCACTGCGGGTGGAGGGGGGACAACCTCTAATGCTTTCCAAATCGGACCTTCATCTAATATAGACAGCGGGATTGGCAATGTCAACGGTCAGCTTATGCTATCGGGTGCTGATTACGACGGTTGGCAAGTGATGCCCCGTGGCGGCGCTACTCTGTTGTGGGACGGCACCAAGTGGATAACCATCAATTTTGTAAACTTCTTCTGGAACTAGAAGGATAATCAAACAAATCTCGGCGTTTACATATTTGATCAACTATTTATTTTGATGTAATATCATCAACTAAAGGGGAACATCTATGTCTACTATGTTAGAACAAGCTATCGTTGATGCCAAAGCTCTTCGAGAAGCCGCTGTCAAAAGCGCCGAATCAGCCATCGTTGAAAAATATAATGACGAAGTTAAGACTGCTGTTTTCAAACTCTTAGAACAGGACGAAGACCTTGCTGTGTCTGCTCTGGACGGCGACGAAGAGGTGACTATAGATAGTACCGCCATGGAACAGGTTCCCATGGCTCATCTCTCTGGCGACGAGGAAGATATTGTGGTTGTTGATTTGGACGACATTATTGCCGCCGCCGATGCCGAGGCTGATGACGAAATCTCGTCTGTTGAACTAGACCGTGAAGAGGTTGCTGACGAGGTGGGCTTGCCTTTGGATGACGAGCCGGCGTTCAATCGCACGGATGAAGATGTGGATCTTGACGAAAGTGAACTGGTGGAAATGTTCAAAGAATTGCTAGTGGTGGATATACCCCAGGTAGAGCTTGACCGTGCCGAGGAAAATCTAACACAGGATCAGGTTGAACAGGATGAGCGAGTTGAGACCATTAATACTGACGGGATGGACGAGGCCGATTCTGAGGACCTAATCCGACAAGATCTAAAAAATGATGCCCCACAACAAGAGGCGCTTAAAAAAGAAAATAAACAACTCAAGGGCCTCCTTGAGCAAGTAAAAAATAAGTTACAAGAAATAAACTTGCAAAACGCAAGATTATTGTATGCGAACCGTGTGCTTGGAGATTCCTCCTTGAATGAGCAGCAAAAGAATAAAATTGCTGAGTTAGTATCCGCAGCACGTTCGGTAGAAGAAGCAAAGATGGTTTACGAGACACTTCAAAAGACAATGGCGGGCATTCAAAAAGATGCCCCACAATCGCTGTCTGAGGCTGTAACCAAAAGATCATCGATTATTCTAAGCGGGAATCGCACAGAGACCCACAATACCGAAAAGAGTCCAACATATAATCGTTGGGCAACGCTCGCTGGAACAAAGACAAACAATTCATAAGGAGAAATAAAAATGTCTGTATTTAACACACTCACCGAAGGTATTAGAGCACGCTCTCTTGCCAATGAAGGTGAAGCTCTTCTTGAGAAGTGGGAAAAGACGGGTCTTCTGGAGGGTCTTGACGAGAACGGTCGTTCTAACATGTCACGCCTCTTGGAAAACCAGGCTGCCCAACTTCTTAAAGAAACGAGCACAATGCAAGCGGGGGATGTCGAAGGCTTCTCCGCAGTTGCTTTCCCAATCGTCCGCCGTGTATTCGGTAATCTTTTGGCACAAGATCTCGTATCTGTTCAACCCATGAGTCTCCCTTCGGGACTGATCTTCTTTCTAGATTTCACCTTCTCTCCAGACGGTGGCATGACGGATCAACATCGTTTGGCCCAGGCTCAAAACACCTCTGTTTACGGTGGTGGCAGAGTCGGTGCTCAAATCACAGGTGGTGTGAACTTGGCCGAGAACAATGGTCAGCTTTCTGCTTACACCTTGAACAACGGTTTTTCTAGCCCGACTCATTCTGCTAGTGAAAGCCCCGTCGTCTACGCCTCTGGTACCTATGGTGACACTGACAGTCGCCCAGGTGGCCAGTACTTCGACGAACTTCAAGCCGATCCGGTTTTTGTGTCGGGTAGCACAACCTACGCTTTGGCGAGGATTAACAAACCTGCTAATCTCAACCTGGACGATCTTGTTGCTGTTACAACTGCCATTAATGGCAACTCAACCTACTCTGGTGGTATTGTTGGGATTAATAAGTTCGTCGTCCGTCGTCTTACAAAGATCTCGGCAACCGCTGGCAAGTTGGATATGGTTTTCTTCGGCACTGGCTCGGCTACTGCTACTGACGCACTTCCTGATGTCAATGACCTCAAGACTGCTGCTCAAGCTCAGGACAGAGTTAAATACCCCATGGTTGACGGATTCACCAATGGTTCCGCTGTCGGTTCCGTCATGGGTACCGACTTCTGGGGTCTTGAGAACGAATCAAGCATCCCCGAAATTGACATCAAGGTTGATTCCGTGGCTGTCACAGCGTTGACCAAGAAGTTGAAAGCTAAGTGGAGCCCCGAGCTTGCTCAGGACTTGAACGCTTATCACAACCTCGACGCTGAAGTTGAACTGACCAGCATTCTCTCTGAGCAAATTGCTCTTGAGCTTGACCAAGAAATTCTTGAAGACTTGGTTAAGGGTGCTACTGCCGGTACATTGTTCTGGTCTCGTAGCCCAGGTAAGTTCTTGAACCGTGAAACGGGTGCCCCTGTTTCGGGTACAACCTACCCGGACTTCACAGGTACCGTATCCGAGTGGTACGAGACGCTTCTTGAGACTGTCAACGAAGTAAGTGCCCGTATCCATCGCAAGACTTTGCGTGGCGGTGCGAACTTCGTCGTTTGCTCTCCTGAAGTAGCCAACGTACTTGAGTTTACCTCTGGCTTCCGTGCCAACGTAGAGGTGGATTCTAAGGACGGCTCCTGGGGCGTTCACAACGTCGGTTCTATCAGTCGTAAGATGGACATTCATGTCGATCCTTACTTCACCCGTAACGTGATCCTTGTTGGTCGCAAGGGCAGCAGCTTCCTCGAAAGTGGATATGTCTATGCTCCTTACGTCCCGCTGCAAGTCACACCTACCATCTTTGGTACAGAAGACTTCGTGCCCCGTAAGGGCGTGATGACTCGCTATGCCAAGAAGATGGTGCGTCCTGACATGTACGGTCTAGTTATCGTGGCAGATCTTGTATCTGATGTAGCTGGCTAAAAACTCGTAAGAGTTGAATAAGCTTGAGGAAACCTCGTCCTAGTGGCGAGGTTTTCTTATTTCAGGACAAAATAGGGAACACTAAAACTATTTATACAATAAGCGAGGATTAAATATGCCCACTAATCTCCAACCGGAAAGCACAGTCAGTGCTGTTGTGCTCCCAGCAACAGGAACTGCCAGTGATGTTGTAACTTCATTATCTTATGGAATTTATAGTACGGGTCCCTTTGTCAGTGGCGCTGTCGATCAGGTAGCCTATACCTACAACAAATTAGGCGGCAGGGTTTTAGATTTAGAAATCACACCCACGATTGTATATAATGCCTATGAAGAGGCTTGTTTGGAGTATTCATACTTAATTAATACTCATCAAGCAAAAAATGTCCTTTCCGATATGCTGGGTAATACTACAGGATCTTTCGATGAGGATGGCGAGTTCACGGAATACTCAGGTTCAGGCGGATTAACTACTAAGCCAAACTTGAAATTTCCTCGTTTTCAGTTGGGATACGCCACGCACGTGGGGCGGGGAGTTAGCCTACATGCTGGCGTCGGGGCTTCTCAGACGATATACTCTGCCTCTTTTACCGCTGTTGATGATCAGCAAGATTACGACCTTCAAGATATTATTTACAGTGCGTCCTTGGAAGCGGGCTCCCCTTTCAGTAGTAGCGTGGGATCAAATGCTATTACAATTCAGAGGGTATATTATAAAACGCCTCAAAGTACCTGGAACTTCTTTGGAGCCTATGCCGTCGGCGCAGTGGGCAATCTTTCTACATATGGTATGTACGCTGACGATAGTCAGTTTCAGGTTGTGCCGGCTTGGCAAAACGTCCTTCAGGCGTATGCATTTAAAGAAGATATGAATGTGAGGGCTTCTCATTACTCCTTCCGTATTAACAATAATAAACTACGAATTTTCCCCATCCCAGATGGGAATAATCCTGACAAATTCTGGGTTGATTTCCGAGTCTCTGAAGATGCATTTTACGAGGAGTCGGATCGTAAGTATGGTGCCGATGGGGTGAACAATATGAACACCTTGCCCTTCCCCAATGTTCCTTATAAACATATTAATAGTATTGGTAAGCAATGGATCCGCCGCTTCGCCCTCTCTTTGGCCAAAGAGACGCTCGGTCAAGTCCGATCTAAATTAGCTTCGATTCCCATTCCGGGCAACGAAGTCACCCTCAATGGCCCGCAACTGGTCTCAGAGGCAAAAGAGGAACAGAACTTGCTCCGAGACGAGCTTAAGACCGTCCTTGACGAAATGGCATACGGTGCCCTCGCCGAAGGAGACGCTCAGATGATGAACAATCTTCAAGAAGTCGTTGGGAAAATCCCAATGGGCATCTATGTGGGCTAGTTAAATGGCACAAAACAGATGGACACAGCCGACTAATCCCCCACCGCCGCTTTTTGTAGGGCGTGCTGAGAGGGATTTTGTCAAGCAAATCAACGACGAGGTTATTGAACACGTTGTCGGTCAACAGGTATTATATTTTCCTATTGACATGGAAAGAACCAACTATAATGACATTTATGGCGAGGCAATAGAAAAAACTTTCTTGCCCCCTGTTAGAGTTTATTCTTTAATAACTTACGATGGTTCGGAGAGAACGCAAACCGAATACGGTTTTGATAGCGTTTTTAAAATAACGATAAACTTCCACAAAAGAAGACTCGTAGACGACCAGGACCTGTTTGTGCGCCCCGGTGATTTCATCCAATATGACCAGATGTATTTTGAAATTGTAGACGTCTTCGAAGAAGCACGCTATTTGTTTGGTCAAGACCGTGGTTTCGCCGACGGCAACGCCCTGGCTGTTCAGGCAACCTGTATCCAGGCTCGCAAAGGGCTGTTTGACCCCGGCAAGAGAATATAGGAACAAAACATTATGCCCACAAGAACCAAGTTAGATCAAAAATTAGATGCCACATACGGCTTGCGTCCCTCTACCCTTGAGGACATCGACCGTGCGCTTTATAACTTTTTAAACGATGATCTAAATGTGTTTTGTACCACTAACGAGGGCTTCGAGAAAGTCCCCGTTCTTTTTGCTTCGCCGGAGAGGGCATATCAAATAAAAGATGATCCCAATTTGCGACCTAACGGGCGAACTTTAGCATACCCCCTGGTTTCTATAGTAAGAGGTCAAATGGTAAATAATCCGAGCAACAAAGGAAGATATGGGACCTATATTCCCCCTTATTTTGGCTTCTATAAAAGAGGGGGATCAATCCCAATCGCCAGACAGGTCAATCAGGAAAAATCCAGGGAAAGGGCAAACAATACGGCTAAGAAAAACTTTAAGCAGAATACCTTTCCTTTTGATAACCAGAAGGTAGTATATGATACGTTGTATGTGCCAATGCCTACATTTGTTGAAGTAACATACGAAATTAAGATGATCGCTGAATTCCAGCAACAGATGAACGAAATTATTGCTGCGTTTATGGGCAAATTTTCTACCCCTGTGGCGTTTAAGATTGAGCATGAAGGAAATGTTTATGAGGTCTTCGGTGATGAGACCTTTTCCAACGAGGGAAACAATGCGGGGCTCGGGCTTGAGGAAAGAATTTTTAAATCCTCCACCACACTTACCGTCTTGGGTTATATTATCGGAGAGAATAAGAATGCTGATGTTCCCACTGTTATCAAGAGGGAATCGGCTGCGGAGGTTACAATCGGCAGAGAAAGAGTGGTTCTCGGTGATGACCCTGAGTTCCATGCGGGCAGAAAAGATAAATACAGAAGATAATCAACCCGGCGTTTGGAACTGTGCCCTACTATTTATTATTGGTATTTAGTGTAAATACCCCACTATACGCATGACACCGAGGAGAATACTTTTCAATGGCTGACAACTCTTCCAAAAAGTTTAAGTTCATTTCGCCAGGAGTATTTATCGACGAGATCGATAATTCACAACTCCCTGAAACCCCCACCGCCGTGGGACCTGTAATTATTGGTCGCTCTAGGAAGGGTCCAGGCGACAAACCTGTCCAAATAAACTCTTATTCTGATTTTGTTCAGACCTTTGGCAACCCTGTTGCTGGCAATGAGGGTGGAGATGTTTGGCGTGATGGCAATCATACGGCCCCCACCTATGCTGCTTATGCTGCTAAAGCGTGGCTCCGTAACAACTCCCCCATCACATTTGTCAGGACGCTTGGTAGCCAAGATTCTAATGCTACGGATGACGGTAAAGCCGGCTGGGAAGTCAACACGGCCAATTCCGGCAACACTGGTGGTGTTTTTGCCTTGGTTGTATGGCCTTCATCGTCACTGTCGGGTGCCTTCGACGGTGGTGCCGACGGTACCGCCGGCGGATTAACTGCTCCTGTAACCGGTACAGTCGCTGCTCAATTTTATACTAACGGTCGAGTTCTCCTTTCTGGTTCTACGAGTGAGGGCTCCGCTGGTAGCACTTTGTATGAGGTCGCAGACAAGGATTCGTTCACACTCGTATTTACGGGCAGTTCTCAGCCCTTGGCAGAACTTAAAGTAAGTTTGAATCCTGATTCTGAACACTTTATTAGAAAAGCTTTGAATACCAACCCTACGGTTATGAACTCTAATATCACAACATCTACTACTAGAGACTTTTATCAAGGTGGACACTACTTCTTGGGCGAGTCTTATGAGTACTCAGTAGCCGCCGCTGGCGCAGATTCTATTGGGTTATTGGCAGGAATCAGTTCAGGATCTAGTGACGGCTCGGGTTCGGTATCTTATAGCAAGTTCCATGCTGCTATCATGCCCATGGTTGTGAATGGCACTGCCAGCATTCAGCAGAACAATTTCCGTGGCGCTGCCCAGAAGGCAAGCACAGGCTGGTTTATTTCGCAGGATCTCTCGGAAGACACGGGCTCTTATACTGCCCGCACTCAACAAAAGCTTTTCCGCCTTGAGGCTCTCACCGCTGGTGCGTGGGCTCAAGAAGAGGTGAAATTATCTATCTCCAACATTAAGGCTCCTACTGGAAATTACGAAACTTATGGGTCGTTTTCGGTATTGGTGAGACGTCTTAGTGATACTGACGACCGACAAGAGATTGTGGAACGTTACGATAACCTTGATTTAAACCCTGTGTCCGAAAATTATCTCGCCAAGAGAATCGGGGACAGATATCAGGTTTATGATGCGTCGGCTGAACGCAATGTAGAGTACGGCGAGTTTGAAAACCGTTCTAATTATATTCGTGTGGTCATGAATGAAGATGTTGCCGCCGGCACGCTTGAAACTCGATTGTTGCCCTTCGGTATGTTCGGACCTATCAAGTATCGTGATGTAAGCATGACCTCAGGGTCTGCGGGGTTCAGTCCTTATGGCACTTACAATATTGACGCTGGTAGGGGCAATACCCAAACTATGCTTGACGGCAGTAGTTCAGCAGCATATGGCGACGCTGGATATCTTCCATCCATCGCCCCCGACGCTGGTATTTTGAACGTTGATCTTCTTAATGTAGCTTCAGCGGCTCGTACAGCTTTTAGTGCTTCGATCCGCTTCCCTTCAGTGCCTTTGCGCACAAAGAGTGCTTGGGGCAGCCCCCGTAGCGCCAAGAACACCTTTTGGGGTGCCTGGACAGGTAGAAGCTCTACCGATACGTTCTTCAACCCCCAGATCCTTGACTGCTTAAGACCCCGAAGCTTTGATCAGACCGTCACCGCAGCCCCGCTGAGTGTCGATGTTGCTGGCGAAACCTCGGCACTGACAGGCTCTCAAGCTTATGAAGCTGCGTGGGTGTTCTCGCTCGACAATATCTCCGGCTCTGCGGCTGACGGCTACCAATACGCCAATACTTACCGCTCGGCGGGTACGAGTGTCACAGCCGCTGGCTCTACGGGATATAAAGCCGCTATAACTGCTGGTTTGGATCGCTTCACGACTACGCTTCACGGTGGTTTTGACGGATATAACATCAAGGAGCGTGACCCTTTCCGCAACTCGCAATCCGATTTTGCGGCAGCCACACAGGGAAACACTTCTTATCAACTATTCTCGCTGAAAAAGGCCATCAACATGGTAGCCTCCCCAGACGACGTTCAAATGAATGCCATCGTCATCCCAGGCATTATTAGACCGCAAGTGACAAACTATCTTCTGGAAATAGCGGAAGATAGAGGCGACTCTTTAGCGATCATCGATATTCAGAACGCCTACACACCTGATACTGAGGGCACGGGATCTGCCGAAGATAGAAACTCGGGCAACACTCCAGCGGCTGCTGCTACTACTCTTGCGAACCGTAGCATCAACAATAGCTACGGCGCAGCTTACTACCCATGGGTGAGTATTTTGGATACTAACACCAATCAACGCTTGTGGGCTCCGCCATCGGTTGCTGCTTTGGGCGTTTTATCGAACACCGATAGACAGCAGGCACCGTGGTTTGCGCCAGCCGGGTTTACCCGAGGCGGGCTCAGCGAAGGCGCTGCGGGTGTACCAGTGTTGGATGTCTCACGCAAGCTTACTGCTGATGACCGAGACACATTATATGAAAACAATATTAATCCGATTGCCAAGTTCCCCGCAGAAGGTATTGTAATCTTCGGACAGAAGACACTACAGCAAACTGCCAGTGCTCTTGATCGTATTAATGTACGTCGATTGATGATCTACCTCAAGCGTGAGATTTCTTTCATTGCTTCAAGGTTGATTTTTGCGCCTAACACTCCTGCCACTTGGGATCGATTCCTAGGACAAGCGGAACCTCTTCTGAGGGATGTAAAATCACAATTTGGTATTGATGATTTCCGTCTGATTTTGGACGAGTCAACAACCACCCCCGATCTTATCGATCGTAACATTATTTATGCCAAATTGTTCGTGAAGCCGACACGCTCAGTAGAGTTCTTCGCCATCGACTTCATAATTACTAACAATGGGGCGTCTTTCGAGGATTAATCCAGTGAAGAACTATTTATTACGAGGAGCTAATTAAGCAATGGGAAGTCTATTTTGGGGTCAAGCAAACGCCGAACCAAAACGTTCATATCGGTTTGAATTAAGTTTTACCAGCCGCAACAACGACAGCGGCGCTGGATCGATTCCGGTATGGGCTGTGAAAACAGCTACCAAGCCTGTGGCGGAAATTTCCACCATCCCTCATCAATATATCGATCATACTTTTAATTTCCCAGGTCGTGTAACTTGGCAACCCATCACTGTAACTTTGGTCGATCCAGTTAATCCTGACCTTTCTTATGCGTTTTTGGAGATATTGGGTCAGGCTGGATACAAATATCCCACTACCCCTGGGGTCGCCGCTAAAAGCTTAAGCAAAAAAGCATTTACTGATGCCATCGGTAATGTCGTCATAAAACAAATTGATGCTGACGAGAAGACGATAGAAGAGTGGATTCTTATCAATCCCATCATCACAAACATCGACTTTGGTGGCACTTTGTCATACGACTCAGATGACATGGTTGAAGTGTCGTGTACCATAACATATGACTGGGCTGAACTGAGAAGAACTGGCATAACCGCTCAGGGACCGTCGGCAATTAATAGCTAGTAGTCTTTAACATTCATAGCCTATTGATATATAATAGGTCTGAAAGGTTGTAAAATATGAGTAGAAATAATCAAAGCCGTTTGGGGCTTGACAATTCACCCACAGATGATAGCACCTCTGCTGCCACTACGGCGGCAGTTGGTGAAGTGTCAAATGGTGAGCCATCGCCCGCATTTAATTGGTCCGTGCCTACAGAGTTTGTAGAGCTTCCTAGCAAGGGAGTTTTCTACCCGGAGGGTCACCCCCTCCAGGGAAAGACTTCTGTGGAAATTCGCTTCATGACGGCAAAAGAGGAGGATATTTTAACCTCCAGAACTCTGCTGAAAGAGGGCATAGCCCTGGACAGGATGCTCCAAAACCTAATCGTTGATCCAGTTATTTCTGTCGCTGATCTCTTGGTGGGCGATAAGAATGCTCTTCTAGTGGCTGCCCGACGTACTGGTTACGGTGCGCAATACGATACCCGTGTTCAGTGTCCAAGTTGTGGACAAACCGGAGAACACTCTTTTGACATTTCCGAGCCTCCATGCAAGGATTTTGTACAAGAGGCGGATGATTGCGGCGCAGTTCTTAGTCCTGGTGGGCTTGTAGAGATTATCCTCCCCATGTCTAAGGTTATGGTGGTTTGCCGCTTACTGAATAGCGCCGAAGAAACAAAACTCTCACAGAAACTAGACAGAAAAATGAAAAAGAAATCTAGTACGGGAACCACCCTAGATGCTTTTCGAGCATATGTGTCCTCTGTAAATGGCGATGACAGCGTTTTTGCGATTGAGTCTTTTATACACAGTATGCCGGCCAGAGATGCTCGGCATTTGCGAACCATTTATTCGTCGATCGTCCCTAATATTGACCTAGAGCAACATTTTGTTTGTGAAAGCTGTGGCTTTGAAACGGAGATGGAGGTCCCGCTCGGCGTGGACTTTTTTTGGCCTGAATGATGAATATATAGAGTCTGTTTATGAACAACTCTTTCAACTAAAATACTACGGGGGGTGGAGCTTCTTTGAAAGCTACAACCTGCCCATTAGTGTCCGTCTGTGGTTTTTAGAACGCCTGATAAAACAGAAAAAGGACGAATCCGACGCCACGAGCAAGTCGGTAGCCTCTCCGGCTCGGGGACGCACATATAAAACATGATAATTCTATTTAACGACTATTTACTAGGCACACACATGTGAGGTCTGCCTTATGAATATTGATTTTGAAAACGAAGTTTTAGATTTGACGGTTCTAAGAGAAGAAGGTCAACTAAACGAGAACATTCTCCATGTCTTCGCTGCCTGGATTCAATACCTTTTATCTAAGATGTTTAAGGGTCGTCGAGTCCCTGTACGAGTCCGGGGAAATAGAATAGAAGTAGAAAGGTTCACAGACGCTCTGGTGAACGAGAAACGATATATGGACTATATCAAAAAGTATGGCCTAGATGATCCCATGACTTATAGGCAAAAAGCCACTCTTGACGTGGCTATTAAAAGGTTTGAAAGAGAAGCCAAGATTAACTGGCCTATCCGTTAAGAGGAGGCTAGGGACAATTGGCAACAGAGGAACAAGTAACTCAAATCCAGCTCGAACTAGCCCAGAAGCTAGCCGACCTAAACAAAGAAAACATTAAAGACACCAAAGACTTGGCAAAAGTTCAGCGTGAACTTGATATTGCGGCGAAAAAACAAGCCAGCAATCTAGACGAGATTGAAGCCAAAGAGCAGGAAATAAATAAACGGCTCGAAGAACGAGAAGCCGTCATTGCGGCTGTAACAGAAAAACAAGAAGCCCTCACGGAGGCTCAGAAAAAGAACGCTGAAGCCAGCACCGCCCTCGCCAAAGGCTTTGGTCTTCTTCTTGGTTCTTACCACAAAATGTTGGCTGTTGTTGATAAGGCTTATGACCTCAACATGTCACAGTACAACGGTTTTATTGATCAAGAAATTGCGGTTCGAAAATACGCTGCTACCGTACAGTCTTTTCATGTGGATCTTCGCCGTGGTACGGGTTTTACTCGCAGATATACTGAACAGTTTGAGAGATTAAAAGATACTGCTGCGAACCTGGGAATTACCCAAGATGACTTAGCGAAAACTCAACTTTCTTTACATAATGAGTTTACGGCTTTTGATTCACTGAGCAAGGGACAAAGAGATAATATTACAAAACTTTCTTTGGTATACCAAACTCTGGGTGTCGATGCACAAACAGTAGGTCAGACTTTTGATCACCTTCGTTTTTCCATGGGCTTGTCTGGCGAAGCGGGGCAAGCAGCTTTCGCTAATCTTAATAAGACTGCCAAAGCAACTGGACAGAGCTTCGACAAAGTAGCCAAGTCTTTTGTTGAATTGGGACCTGATTTGGCTCGTTTTGGCTCGGACGGCACCCGAGTATTTGACGCTTTGACCCAGCGAGCCCGCACCCTTGGTCTTACAACTAAGGACGCCTTTGATATTGCGGATAGTTTAGACACCTTTAAGGGCGCTGCCGAGATCACAGGTCGCTTAAACGCTCAGTTTGGAATGCAACTTAATTCGGTAGAGTTGATGAAGGCTAGTCACGAAGATAGGATAGAACTTCTGAGAGACGAATTCCAGCTTTCGGGGAGGTCATTTCAGAGCCTACATCGCCGCCAAAAGCAAATGTTGGCTAGTATTTTAGGTCGAGATGTCAGCACGGTGGCTAAGCTCTTTGGCGACGAAATGCAAATACAGGCTATTGGTGGCGAAAAGGGCGAGAAAACAAATATAAATGATTTTATTAAAGTTCAAGATCGATATAAGGCTATGGCGCAACAGTTTTCGGAAATATGGTTAGATTCCAAAGGTGGCTTAAATAAGGTAATTAAGAGCCAGCTAACAGAACTTGAGACCATTAAAGACTCCATGCCTACGATCCAAACCGCTCAAAGGGTTACTGGCATAGCGACTGCTGGCATGGGCTTAGCTGCTACTGGATACGGTGCTTATAAGTACGGAATACCGGCGGCGAAAAACGTGTGGCAGATGGGCAAGAAAGGTGGAGCTAAAGGTGTTGCGAACATGGTCATGCAGGCTGTCTTGTCAAAAGCCGGCACGAAGGTCGCCACCGATGTGGTCCAAAAATCTGCTGCCCCTCTGGCAACAAAAGCCGTCGAAGAAGCCGGGGAACAGGTAATAAAGAAAACAGCCGCTAAATCAGTAGGCAAAATGGCCCTGAAAGCACTTCCTCTTATTGGCTTGGGCATAGGGATGTACGACGCCGCCCACCGTCTGGCTAAAGGAGATACCGCCGGGGCTATGCTAGAGATGGGCACAGGTATTGCTGGCACCGTGATCCCTGGATTGGGGGGAATCGCCGCCATGGGTATCGGCTATGGGGGTTTGGCGATGCGGGACATGGAAATGGCCCACAACGCCGCCCAGGGCGCACCACAACCGATGGATTCAACAGCGGCTCGCAGAATGAGCGATGAGTGCTGTGAGCGACCCCTGGAAATAGTTGTTAAAGAGCTGGTGGTGAAGTCGGAACTTAACTTAGATGGAACCCCCTTGAAAGAGTTTGTAAGAACATATATGAATAAGAAACTGGCTGCCCAATCGCCATAAGAGGATAAAAAAAGATGACCAACCCACCAGCGCAAAAATATGTAGGAAACCCAGAATCGAAAATGGCAACTTTCGCCTTAGAAATCCAGCACGTCCCGACGGGTCATCAGGTTTCGTTCCCAGCGTATTTAGAGAACCTCTCGGATCTTTATACGCAAAACTGGATAGCAGAAGATGTATATGGGCGCATGGATCCCATTGCTACCTTTATTAACACTAGACGAGCTATTTCTCTTGCATGGAATGTTCCTGCTGATTCCTTTGAGGGAGCCAAGAAGAATCTAAGGAAAATTAATAGCTTGATGAGTTTTTTGTACCCTCTTTATTCTGCTGGTGACCACGGCGCTACGGCGATTAATCAAGCTCCTTTAGTGAGGATAAAATTCGGTAATTTAGTTTGTACACCTGCTGGTCATTCTCTGTTGGGCTACTTGAACGGGTTTACTTTTGACCCTCAGGTAGAAAACGGAATGTTTTATACCCAAGGCACCAACGGGGCGGAATACTATCCCAAGACCATCCGAATAAATGCCGAGATGAATGTCTTACATGAGCATGAACTTGGTTTTGTACAGGGCGACGCAAACACTTTCAAATTTAGAAACGATAAAATTCGGGGGGGTTCCAGCCCCACTAATTTTCCTTATGTGGTAACACCCGGTCCAGGCCGCAAAACTACTCCACACTTTCAAGGGCCCATCGATTGGGCAAACTCCGGCTTTGGAACAGTAGCCAATCCTAATGCCGATGTCGCCGCCAATGGTCCCGACAATAGTGCCATCCCCGACGGCGAAGGGGGGTTCATGCCCGAGGGCGACGAGGCTATAATCAAAGCAAGTAATACAGGAGCAGAATAATGCCGTATTCAAGATTCAGTACCCGACAAATATTTTTAAACAACACCCGAGAGTACAAGAACTCCTTTTTTAAAAGCAGGGGTATCCAACAGCTTTATCAGTTCGGTATGCCCCGCATATCTTACCCTACTCCCGAAGAGAAGTCAAGCCTGGATAACCGCCTGGGGGTATGGAAAGCAACCGATACCCTGTACAACATCGCCAACAGCTACTATGGAGCCCCTGAATATTGGTGGGTTATCGCTTGGTATAACAAGAAGGCATCTGAGGCAGAATTTAAGGTCGGAGATCAATTTTACGTCCCGCTTCCCCTCGAAAGTGTCTTGGCTTTTGTAGAATAAAGGTTTAAAAAATGTCAACACCCGAACAGAGAGCCGCTCTTCAAAAACTGATGAACGAGGGGCGTTATAAGGAATATGCAGCGGCACTGAAAGCCCTTAGTGGGGTTGGTGTACAAAAAGCTGGCTGGCAGAACAAGCCCTATGGTCAGCTTACGGACACGGAGAAAAGGGCCAAGGCGCTTATGTCCACGGTCCCCTACAAGGGCAAGCCAGACGAAGCCTTCCAGGCGGCGTTACGGATAGAGAAGAAAAACATAAAAGCAAAGGCCTTCACCTCTAAGGAGGAAAAAGAGAAGAAGATCGCTGAACTACCGAAGAAGCCAAGCGCCCCCGTGGCGAGCAACACCAACGCAACCCCCGCAGCTAATCTGGATAAATATGCTTACGAGGGAAACGGCGTTTATAGGAAGAAAAACTCAAATGAGTTTTACAACGCCGAAGGAGTCCCAATCTCCCAGCAAGACGCAGAGAAACTTTTGGCGGACGAGCCCTTAGAGGATAAAGAGAAGGGCGGTGGCACAGGCCAGTCGCAAACGCCTCCGAAAAAGAAAGACACCTCCGCCACAGCTATTAAAAAATATTTAAGAAATGTTCAGTCGCTTCTTTTTAATCGAGCACAGGAATTTGAGGGACCCGAGTTTAAAGCCGCCGGCAGCGAGAAGATTTATAAAATGAAAAAAAGTGGAACATCTAATTCCTCTTTTACCCAAAGGCTGTCAACAGAAGGGCTGTTTCAGAAGGTCCATCGCTCCAAAAATAGGGGTGCCGGAGACTTCTTAAATGCCACACCCGCCCAGCTATCGCTCTTGATGCCCATGCTTCGCTTTTACATCGTGGACTCAAAAGGGAACTCTCAAGAAGTATATTTTAGTGATAAAGTTTCAACTGCCCACCTCAAGGACATAGCGTTGCTCAAGGCTAAGGAGAACTTAAAAGACATCCTTGAGCCCCGCAAAGGTGGCGGCGGCGAGGCAGGTATTAGGGCGTTTAAGTGGGACTATAACAACAAACATGAGGGTGATTATGTTATCGAGGCAGAACTAGAATTGTACTTCGGCACCCTGGTTGAGTTAGCCAACATTGAATATCTTCAGTTTCTTTTCCCCACGGGCAATACTGTTGAGATAGCAAGTGAGCTTGAAAATACATCTGACCGCCAAGCTAAAATAGAAGCAAAAAGACAGGGAAAAACTCACGTCGCCAGAAATAAAACAAGACAAATAGATATCCTCGACCAGCGTATCAATCAATACCGATCCGTATTGAGTGGGGGCAATGCGTCCCTTAAGAAACTAGACTCCAAAAACAATAAGCAAATGGAATCCTCTAGGAAGAAAAACTTTAGACAACTGAAGGTGGTGGTGGGCTGGTCTATCCCAGAAGGCAATCGTGCCCACTTACGAAGACTCTTCCCAGGTGATTCTTATGCCATTTTTGAGAGTGATTTAAAAAAAACACAGACAGCTATTCATTTAAATTTGTACGATTATAATGTAAATTTCACCCAAGAAGGTCCAACCACCTTGAACCTTAAATACTTGGGTTCTACCGATAACTATATGGCTACTGATAGCTCCGATATTTTCGGCTCTAATAATTTCAGCTCAAACGTATTATACCAAGATACCAAAGTATCGCTTGAGGGAATTGTTAGCGAGAATGGGAAACTGATAGACAAAGTGCCTGCGCACGGCGGGGGACGCAAGGCTGTTGGGATAAATCCCCAGACAGTTTTAGATCCATATTTAGAAAAACAAATAGAACAGACGGGAGTGAAGCCTGACCAGTTTGGAGAACGATATGTAAATGTTCAATTAGCAGGTCTAAGATTTGCTCAAGAATGTGTGACCTTGGAGCGAAAAAGAGCGCAGGTAAAAAATATTGATCCTGCGTCCGAGTTCAGTAAAGCCCTTCGAAGAAGGTCTGCCTATATTGCTCTTATTTATAACAGAGGCTTGAGCACCCGCCTGCGGGACATGTACTCGCAATTCTTAGAGGGGATGTTGGATGCCAACATAGTAAAGAAGGCTTTAGTAGAAATAGGACCTGACCAAAAAGTTAAACTGACGGCGGGGAAACACGCTGTTAAGATAAGGCAGCAGGACCGTGCCGATGCCCGAGCGCAGATTGCAGCGGGGTCCTCTAGTGCGGAAACTGGAAGAACCTCAGGAGTCCAGGACCAACTGGACAGAGGAAAAGTGGACGACAGCTTTGTGGTATACTATGCGCTTTTGGGAGATATTATTAAAGAAGCAATGAAAACTGCCGATCTCAGATCCGACATCTCTCTGTTGGTCGCCGAATACGAAGACCTTAATGGTGCGACTCATTCGATTTATAATATCCCTATCACTATGGATAGTTTTGGGCAGTTTTTCTACAATCGTGTGGTAAGCAAACGTTTAACCGCCTATCCGTTTAGGACATTTTTGAACGACTTTCTTAATTATACCGCACGTTTAATTAATCAAAACCCGCAAACGGCCGAGCGCATCTCTTTTGAATATACGGTGATATCTTCCACCTATGGCAAGATAAAGGGGACACCGGGCAACCCTAAAGTCTTGAGCGATCAAGATTATAGAGGAATCCGTAACGGTCTACGAAACCCCCTAAAGAATGTACAAAAACCATATTCTAATTATTATCCCATCTTTTCTAAGAGGATGGGGCTTGGACGCCGGACTGGCAATCGGTTGCAAGACATGCAAGATGGAATCTTCCATTATGCGGTGGGAAATGATCGTGGACTGGCCAAGAAGTTTAACTTTTCGAGACAAGAGACTGCCTATTATCAGGAGATGTTGATTGAATCTAACAATCCGAGCGACCAGATCCAAGCTTTATTCTTGCCCCAGAACGTAGAGATTGAGATGTACGGCAACGGCATCCACCGCAATGGTGATTTGATTTTTGTGGATACCAGGGCTGCCCTTGGGGAACTAGCAGGAAAGATATTGGGTATTGGAGGCTACTACAGGGTAGTAAGATGTTCTCATCATATTAGCAACCGAGGATATGTAACCAACTTAAGTTGTGTATTCGAATTGAGGGCGGGATAGAAAATGGCTAGCCAAGGAAAATTAAGGATAGACCCCCAAACGAATCCCGAACTTTATTCATATGGGGACAATACGCTCGGATCCTCACAGATCTTTTTCGAGAGGCAAAAATATGATCAGTATGTGTTCCCGGACTTTTTGGCTAATAATTTTGTCAAAACCTGGACGACTGAGAGATATTATGGACTATTAGATACTTACGGTAATGCCACTACACCCGACCCCCAGCGCCTCCGCAGCCTCCAGTTTGGTTCCGACGAGACCACAAGTTATTATGCCTTGAATTTTGTAGCCGATGCCTGGGCTGATTTTAGTAAAAAAGTGAGAGAATTAGCCGCTACTAACGTTATATTTAGAGACAGTCCTTGGGCGAAACCCCAAGTAGTCAAGGCATGGCAACCGGCTCAAGACGGCTACGATGTTTACATGCGAGAGAAAATATATCCGGTTCTCTATGAGGAGTACCTTTATGCCGGCGACACCAATCGCCAAATCCGCAATGTCAACGACTTTATAGATCAGTTTAATAAATTCATGAGAGACACGATGGCAAAAGTAGGACCGGTAACTTTATCCGGCTTTATAGAGGGTAACTATTGCCCGTCTTATTCTTCGGGCTTGGTCATAGAAATAGCTAACGATCGCTACGATGACGACTTTATTAAGGCCTTCAAGTTTGGAGATCATAATTTTTCGCTGATTTGTACCGTTGCCGCTCGATACGGATTTTCTATTGACAAGAACATTCCCTGGCGGCTTGTGGCAGATCTTCGCAATCCTGCCATGTTGGAGTATATGCTGGGAGTTCCTATTGAAGAGATAGTAATCCCCGACAACGTAGAGTTCATTTGCGACCCTATCATCGGAGATGTGGAGTTGCCCCCCCAGGCATTTGGATACTCTAGAATACCTGGACTAGAGAACGTGCGAAGAAGAATTTCCGTCTTTACTTATGTGGGCGATGACGGCGCTGACCGTCTAGAGCCAGGATTCCGACGCTATAAGACGTGGACCGGTAATGAATGGAAGCCAACCTTCAACCCCACCCAGCAACCTCAAGTGTTCAGTACCATGTTTAGGACTGATTATTCGCCCACTTACGACAAAGATATAGATTTGCTACAGGAGTACCTGTTGTTTTTTTACAATTACTATGTCTCCCTTCAATCAAAGGTTGCCACGCAAAACCTAGTTCCCTTTGATTCTTCGTGCGGTCCTCTCACCACTACTTTTCTAAGATCGCCCGTGACCCCCGCACAGTTTAAGGGGGAGTATGGTGACAGGTGGAAGTTGAAGACTTTCTATATTATTAGAAATATTGAAAGGGCCCAGTCTCCCGCCCCCAGGCGGCAGGCTTATGAGATTCAACAAATACTGAATAATTATAATCTTGCTCTTCCCCTCAACCCTGAAGCCGCTTATGCCGCCGCCCTAACTGCTGCACAGGTCGATTTTATTGGTCCGGCTGATAGAGGTTCATTAACATTAGGAAGGGTTGGCGATATAATCTAACAGTGAGGTGCATGTGTTATTTCAAACGCTAGACGACAAAGCCGAATGCGTCGGCATTTACACTAACGGCGACTTATTGTTCGACCCGGAGACGTTCCCGCCGGAACTGAGCAAAACATGGAAGTGCGTCTCTTATCTCCGAGACGCCGACATTCAATATGCCTCCCTTTATTTGGAGGGTCGCTCCATCGCTGCCGTAATTCCTGAATATCTCAAGGATGATTGGGAGGATGTGTCACAAAAGATTAACGCCTTTAGGCGGTCATTGTCTATTTCGCAGGTATCTACCGAGGAGAACTGTTTTTTTGATTTAGTGCCCCAGCGATTCCTTGTAGAGTTCTGCGAGGTAAAGAATAAAATAACAGAATATGTGCTCCAAAACACCCCACGACCTTCTCGTTACGAATTTTATAAACATGTAGCGATGATGCTTGAAGACATCAGCCACCAGCAGGTAACAATTAACCCTGCAAAGGTTTCCTCATATCTTCAGAGTTCTAAATTGAAAAGTCATGCTAAAACTTTGATGACGGCGGCTCCCTCCGTAAAGTATAACCAGTTCGGCACTAAGACTGGTCGCCTCACTTCTAAGAAGGGGACAGTTCCGATTCTCACTCTGAGCAAAGAGTTTCGCTCTGCGATCGAACCGCAAAATGATTTTTATGTTGAACTGGACTTTAATGGTGCGGAGGTGAGGACATTACTGGGTCTCTTAGGGAAGCCTCAACCCCCGGAAGACGTTCACGATTTTCATCTACGAGAAATATTTACTAAAATTAAAGACCGTGAGACAGCGAAGGTGGCATTTTTTGCGTGGCTCTACGGTTCCCGCACCGCCGCAGACCCAGGGGAAATGAAGAAACTGGCATCGTTTTATGAAAAAGACAGGCTTCTCAAAGAATATTGGGACGGCGAGACAGTTAGAACGCCATTTAGAAAAGAAATAAGCTGCGCAAGCGAGCACCACGCTCTGAACTACCTAGTCCAATCCACGGCAGCCGAACTCGCCCTAAAGCAGGCTCTAAAGCTGGAGCATCTTCTGCGAACGCAGTCCCACGGCTCCCAACTCGCCTTTTTGATCCATGATGCTGTGATCCTGGATATGAAAAAGGAAGACGAGCACCTATTTAAATCACTACTGGAGTTGATGGCTTCTACAAATTTTGGCAAATTCAGAGTAAACGTCAAAAAGGGTACAACCCTCGGCTCGATGAAGGACTTTAAAATTGGATAAAGTTATTGGCTTGGGTAAGTTAGGCTGCGCTATCGCAGAGGAACTTACCTCTTACCCCGAATACAGAACCTATAAAATTGCTGCGGCTATTGATGAGAAGGAAGGCCTAAGTATAGGCACCTTGGGAACCATGGCTGATTTTGAAGGGCAATTAAACACGCAAGAGGTAGCGTATTACTTGAGATCCTTAAAAAAAGAGGATCAGGTACTGCTGGTAGTTGAAGGCGGCGATCCTATTTCGGGCGCTACTCTGAAAATCCTAGAAGTAGTCAAGGATTTACGAATAAGCGTTTTGTATATATGCCCCGACAGGCAAATGATCTCAGAGACTCAGAAGCGTGATGATAGGATCTCTTTTCATGTGCTACAGGAGTATGCTCGCTCGGGCAAGTTTGAAAATATCTTTTTAGTGAACAAGCCCAAGGTAGAGGACCTTGCGGGTGATGTCCCTATTAGCAAATACGAGAAGACTATTTCGTATTTTGTGTCTTATGTTGTGGCGATGGTAAACTTTTTCACCCACACCGAGCCCATTCTGGCTAGTAAGATCAGTCCTCTGGACATCTCTCGTATTGTTTCCTACGGCGTCTCGTCCCTAGAGACCGGCAAAACAGAGGTGAACCTCCTGTTTCCACTGAGACAGATCAAGGACATACATTTTTTTTATGGAATTCCAACAAAAGACCTTTCCGAGGATACGTCTCTTGTTAAAAAAATTAAGGACCACGTTAAGGCCCATCAGACCGACGAGGTAGCTACGAGCTTCTCCGTCTATGAGACAACTCTAGACAATATGATTGTTTTATGTGCCGCCTATTCGTCTACGGTGCAGCAATTTGCCTTCAAATAGAAAAAACCTCTTAAGAGAAACTATATAATAAGATAAAAAACTTTTAAGGAACCGACCCTAAATGACGAATAAACGTGGAGTTTTGTTGGCATCTTTTATCAAGACTGACCAAGATGAACAAATCCAAGAAGAGGTTGAATATATTGTCAACCATATTGAAATAACCAATAATTTAATATTTCTCCTAGAAGATCTGACGGACCCCCTCAAGAAGATCATTACCTACAATGCGGTGGTTGAAAAGGGAAAGCCCTTTAATCCTCGCCTTTTTACCATGCGTGTACACCGCAAAAAACAGACCAATACACTTTATACTATCAATGCGCTCAATAAGGCTGTTGCAGCCCAGCATGGCGGCAAGACGGGAAAACATTTAAAGCTCGACTGGTCTCAGTACGAGAACTCTATTCTTCTCGCCGCCGGCAGCGAGTTAAAAGTACATCCGGTAGAGGTTAGTAAAATCTTTAAGATAGAAGAACCACCCGAAGAGGAGTAGGTCTTGTCTAAGTATTTAGACTTCTTTATCGCCATCGCATATAGCCCCGTCTATTGTACGCTGGTACTCTACGATCTACTGTTCTCAAGACCGCAGAGCTAAGTCGCTAATTTCGTAGCGGAAACAAAAAAACTAACACAAAAAGCTTTACACACTCGCACTGTGTGCTAATATATTATCAAGGTCAACTAACCAGCAAAGGAGAATACAATGGGTATTGACTTAAATAAGATGCGGCAGAAACACGCTGCCTTGACTAATCGTGGAGGAGACTCTAATGATTATTTCTGGAAGCCTGAAGAGGGCACACACCAGATCCGTCTAGTATGTCCCGACGGAGGAGATCCTTTCTTCGAGGCCTACTATCACTACAGCATGGGTGCTGAAGGGCGCACGACTGTGCTCAGTCCACGCACTTTTGGCGACGAGGACCCGATCGCTGAGTGGGGCACTCGACTCTGGAATGAGGGAACTGATGCCTCCAAGGAAGCCGCTAAACGCTTCTGGCCCAAGATGCGAGTGTTCGCTCCCATCCTCGTGCGTGGCGAAGAGGACAAGGGTGTTCGCTGGTGGGGCTTTTCCCGCACCACCTACCAGGCACTATTGGATGTAGTTCTGGATCCCGAATACGGTGACATCACGGACACCGAAAAGGGCACGGATCTTCGTATTGACTACGGCAAGAAGTCGGGTCAATCATTCCCAACGACTGATGTGCGCCCCATGCGGCGCACTAGCAAGCTCGGCGACACCGAAGAGCAGGTCAACACTCTTCTGGAATCCCTTCCCGGCGTAGATGACGTTTTTGAAAAAACAACTCAGGAGCAGTGCGAGAAAGTTCTTGCCGAAACCCTCGGCGAGACCCCTTCTTCCGAGGACAAGACCGAGACCACCCGCTACGCCGCAGCTTCTCAGACCCCTGCGCCTGAGAAAAAGATTGAGAGCGTCAGTGATATCGACTCTGCGTTCGACGACCTTCTGGCGTAGTTGACCCGCCACCCGCAGGGAGGCACGGGGTTACAGGTGCCTCTCCTCTTTTGGAGATAGAATGAATAAAGCAAAACAAAAAAGTCTTGTAAGTGATTTGCGCAACGAACTTAACAAAGCGGCAAAAGAAAATGTCGCCTTTGATTTACACGGCGACAATCCCACCGATGTTAAGACTTGGATCTCTACAGGTTCGACTCTTCTTGATTATATTATTTCCAACCGCCGTGATGGTGGTATACCGGTAGGAAAGCTCACCACCATTGCTGGAGAATCTGCCAGCGGAAAAAGTTTATTGGCAACCCAGATCCTTGCCAACGCTCAAAAGATGGGCGGTCTGGCAGTATATATTGATACTGAAAACGCTGCCTCGCCTGATTTTATGCAGCAACTGGGGCTAGATACAGAAAATAATTTCATGTATGTTCAGCCTGGGACGATTGAGGAAGTATTTGAGACCATTGAGCGTTTGATTGGGTTAATTCGAGAAAAAGCCCCTGATAAATTAGTTTGTATTGTGTGGGACAGTGTTGCCGGCACCCCGGTCAAGGCTGAGGTTGAGGGTGACTATGACCCCAACAGCCGAATTGGATTGACGGCCAAAGCACTAGCCAAAGGAATGCGGAAAGTAACTGAGACTCTTGGCAAGGAACAAATTGCAATAGTTTTTACTAACCAGTTGAAGACCAACATCGGCGTGATGTTCGGAGACAACCGAGTTGAGCCAGGTGGTAAGGCACTACCCTACCACGCTTCCAGCCGTATCTGGCTCACCCAGCACAAGGGCAAGTCCAACGGGCAAATCATTAACGAAAAGAAGCAGGTTATCGGTTTTCACACGAGTGCCAAGACTATGAAGTCTCGCTTCGGACCATCGCCAAGGAGTTGCCAGTTCGATGTATTATTTGACCTTGCTAACGACCGTGTTGGCGTTGATGATGAAGG